ACATATGATTAACGGATATAAATTTAAAATTGAAACGGAATTACAACTAATTATTAATAGTATAATATATACCAAGGATGTGTCCGAAAATGTTAAAGGATGAAGATGTCTACTACACAAAAGAGAACGTTTCTCTTTGTGAGTATAAAATACATAAATATGTGTATAATTTAGACATAGTAAAAGTGCCAAAAATAAAAAGTTATAATAAAAAAACCAAGCAAATGAAAATGGTAAGAGTAGGCGCGATGAGTGTATCGGATTATTATGGAGAAAGCGCAGAACATATTAGCGACGAGTTATTCGCTAGAATACGAACCATCATCCAAACCTTGTATGACCATGATATATTGTATATCGACATTACTGGATACAATTTCATAGAAAACAACAACAAGTTGTGGATAATCGATTTTGAACACGCGACATATAATTATCCAAAAAAAACAGATGAATTCGTAAAAAAGTTTTTAGAGGGCCACAATGGTTGGAATCCAGAATTTGTGTAAAACCATTTTAAAAAAGTAGAGGGTATGGGCCTTCTACTTTTTTATTGCATTTTATAATATATATCTATTTATATATATAGACGATGAATTTACTGGATAATCTTAATAATATTATTAATACAAAAGAAATACGTCCAACGATTATTAACGAATCCAGTCGGTTTGTCATTGTAACATATTGGTGGGGCAGTGGTCGACAGAATCAAAATACAAGTAGACCATGTATTTCTTTTTTTGAGAAAATTATAACGCAAGTTCAGAAATTATGTATTAAGACACTTGGGTCTTCGTCCAATATAAATAATGTACCAAAGATATACAATAATCTAGAAAGGGCTGTAACGGGTTTAGATGATTTTAAACGTATCATAAATAACACGGCCGAATCCTATAATAATATGATTTACGAACATTTAGGTATGTTGCCAAATGCCGCAAATAAGGATAGGGATGCTGCAATGCAATTAGAAAAATTAAGACAACGAAATAAAGTACCTGCTGATTTTGAATACAAAAATAAAGAATACGCCGAAAAAATGTTTCAGATTATAATGATTGAAGTTATTTCTATTATTAAACAAAATTGTGCATCTATTTTTGAGGCAAATCGTCAAGTTGGTCCGTTAAAAGCAGATGTTGTCTCTAAGTCTAAGCAAATTGCACCAGCCGAAAAGGAACGTTATTTGGAACAAATAAGACAATTAAATAATACTATCCAAACCCAAAATGCGGCCATTAAGACTCAATTAAATACGAGACGAAATTATACAAATCCACAATTAATGGAATTTAATGGCATGTCCATATATGAAATTTTGCATAAAGAATTCAGATTCTTAAATCCTATAACTTTTAATGAAATGATTGCCAAATGGGAAGGTGAATGCACAAAGTTTGGATGCAACTACATGGCCGTCGAGTATCCCCAATTTGCAATGCCTAACGGATACCAATTGGCGATCAACGCCAAACCATTATTTATTAGGAAAGCGCTTGCAGCAGTTGGTGATAGATCGGTATTGTATATTGACGGCGACATGTATATTAGAAAATATCCAGAAATATTTGATTTACCAGATGTTGATTTTATGGCTCGTGGCTGGTGGATTGACCCGCGCGCCAGTTATCAAATGGAATATAGTATTACATATGATCCATATACATTTGAAACATCTGGTGGAACCATGATGTTTTCCCAATCGGTTGAATCAAAACAACTTATTAGTAAATGGATAGAACAGGCAGCTAAGCCATATCAACTTGGAAAGGCAGACGATCGTATCCTTTCTCTCGTGTTCAATACGTATAAATTGCTTTGTTCGATGAAAATAATTCAATTACCGATTGAATATTTATGGCTTAGCTTAGATTACGACGAGAGAATGCTAGAAGAGGTGTACGACTATGATAGATATAAAATGACAGAGAGCATAATTATAGAGCACCCAGAATGTTTGACTTCGGAAGATACTGCAACTGGTGGTGGTGCAGCAAGCAGTCGTACGCCGAAATTCTACGAGTTCTTGGAGGAAAATATTGAACCTGTATCAGAGCAATTTCATGAATATATGATGTTTCCAACAAAGGATATGGTAAAGACATTCCAGTCTTATTTAAATTATATGTCAAGTGCTCAGTATATGAATGATGAAAATGATATTTTGGTTAGAAAAGGACTTGTTAATTTGACTAATCCTGCAGACAATGAACAACCGCTTTATATAACGAAATATGACAACAAATTTGGTAATTTCAAGTATGCACAAGATCCTGATTTAACGTATAACGATGTCGCTGAAATTAATATGCAACGCGCATCAAAAATGAGTCTGGATGGTTTAGGTTTGGTGCCGATGGATAATAACATAATAGAAATTAACGATTTTTCAAATTTAATGAAAGAAGATGATCCCAAAAAGTATAATCATGCGAAAATAATATCTTTGATTATTAGATTATTGAATGACGGAAAACAAGTAATATATAATCCTAGGTCTATGCCTGGGTACAATCAGATATATTATGCTTTATTATTACAAGATAGCGCTGAAAAGCTACAATCAATGGAGCTCATATTTGTTCCGAGATTTACGGACGGAGCTACTGCATCTTCGAATTATTTTTTTAAACCGCGAATGGAAACAAATCAAGCTATGATGTTTAGACCAAGCGAGATCTTAATCAAATTCTTGATGATGTTTCTCTCACTAGATGATATGTCTAGTTATTTGAATAACGGATCATATGAGATGATGTCGCGTGTTAGGGTTGGCTATTTGATTAATAAACAAAAAAGAGGAGTATCTGCGGGTGCTGAAATCAAGGGCGGTGGCGGTGATACTAATACTGATATTGATCTCTATAATGAAGGTATTGATATGTTATATAAAGGTGGCAGAAGACATAGAAGACCATTGCGTGTGAAAAGGCGTAGTTTTAAGAAGATGACGCGTAAAATACAAAAAAGGGTTCGCAAGAGTATGCAAAAAATGCGACGAGGAAACAAACAATTTAAATCAAAAAAATATATGAAACGTGGTAGTAAAAAAACGCACAAGAAATAAACACCATTGAAAAGTGAGACCACAAAAATAATAAAATATAAATTTATTATTTTTACAATACGATGTCCTGATGCAACACTTATATAGCATTCTGAATTGATTCGGGAGTATACATGTTATATGTTTTGAGGTTCTGAGGGCGGAACAACGTAAGTTCTAGCGCAAATGTATAGTTTGCATTTTGAAAATCTACAAAAGAGCCGTCATGATTGCGCAATTTAATACTCAATTTACGAAAACGCTCCATCGGTGGGTTATAAATTTTGTAATATGCAGTAGATGATACTTGCGTATCAACACTATAATATTGACTATCATATGGAATTTTTGCAAAGGCAGATTTCACAATACCATTAGTTTGATTCGTTTGCTGCGTAAAGGTGCTATAATTATACGGCGACGTTTCATCCCAAAAATTCAAAAACTTGATTTCCATATAGAAATATGCGGGCGGTTCAAGATTTGCTTGTAGAGGCGCTTCTATATAATATGCAGTTGCGTCAGGCAATAATGGATTCGCAACTAGCCAATAACCATCCGCTACAGGTTCAACATAATAAAATCGCGCATCATTCTTGTTAACCATCTGTACTGATTCTTGATTGCACCGAGTAAATCCTAAATTCCCAGGCAATCCCCAATTGCTAAAATCCGGAACTATGTTTGCAGCCGTGCATCTAAAATTGTCTTCCTCATATCTAGCAATATTTGTGTTGGTTAATACAAATCCCGAACTTTTATTTCCAAACCATATCTTTCTAGAGACCTCATTGTAAACTATTACAAATTCGCTATATCCTCCAGCTGCTTCATACGTCGCCTTTTCTGGATCAGTCAAATAAGAAGTACTACCCAACAACACATCAGTAACCGCTTGATTGAACCTATTTGTCAATTCAGTTACCATTTGCTGTTCAGTATAAAATCCATCTTCTATAACAATCGTATAGTTGTCAATGTAATTAAACAACGTTTCATAAATGTGGGTTTGTAAGATGTCAACCCCACCATGCTCATCTGGGTTATATACCTCTGTAATTTTAAACGACATGGTATTATTTTTTTTTGCAGCAGAAAAGTTGTATATTGTAAATGGGAAATATCCAGACGCGAGTCTAGCCCCTTGTACATTAAGATAGTCTTGTGGCATTTCAATCTCAAATTCGCTTGCATTTGGATATTTCAAAATATTTCTATCTTCTGAATGAATTGATACATATTGTTGTTCAAACATATATTGTTGAGCATTTGGAATTAACGGGTGTGTAGAATTTGTATTAAACCGACTCATAATATAATAAATAAACATTTTATTTTTAAGTGTAGAATTTTTTACATCTTTAATATATAGATGCCAATAAATTACCCAACAACTACTCGCGCGGTCGACTTTATACAATACTTTGTTTGGATACTCTTATTTGCTAGCTTTATTATGCTCATTTTCATATTTTTCCAGCTATTTTCACCGGCCCCATCAAAAAGCCTTTATATTACAGGATTTACTCTTTTACTAGTTGCATTAAGTACTATGATTGGGGGAATGTGGAGTGCTCAAAGAGTTGTTGGCGATGGATTCTTTGAAATGACACCCTTCCGTAAATTTACATCTGTAATACCATTCTTACTTATTATGGTCGCTTTAGCGTATTCTATATATTTATTTACGCATTACACGGACGCAATTATTTCGGGGCATACATCTAAAGAATACTTCACTTATAGTAAAATATCCGTCGGTATACTCCTCGTGCAAGTAGGTAGTATATTGTATTGGCTACAACAAAATGTTAAAATTAAGCCTAGCAGTCAAGCTAGTGGACGCGTATGGGGAATAACTCCGTCCAACTGGTTTACAGGAAGCATGACTTTGCTTGGAACGTCCAATATAATCTTTGTAATCTTAATGGCCGTCAAATTAGCTACTTCAACAACCGATGGATTTCAGACGTGTATGTAAGATGCGCGAGGACCCACAACCTCAAGAAATAACCGAAAATTTATAGGTTACTCCATATTGCGTCTCGGTTTCCCAAATTCCAGATATTTTCAATAAAAACGTGGTTGTAGTGCTTGTTGCCGGTATATTGTCTGAAACGATTTTAATATGCGAATTTTTAAATTGTTCTTGAATCTTGTATTGCGGTGTTTTATTTTTAATAATACTACTTGCTTTTTGTAGTAAATTAAATTCCATTTCACATATCTTGCTCGTTATTTTCGTATTTGTATTACCATTAAATATACACTTATATTTCTGGTAATATTTTTCAAAGGTTATATCATTTAACGGAACCATTAAATATACACCATTCATGGTGAATATATCCGACGAATATAATATTCGCGTAAAACTGCCATTTACGATTACGTTATTTTTTATTGGTTCACAAAAATATATACTATTCATACTACATTGGTCTATCGTTTTTATTATATTCATGTATTTTCCTTATTGTATCAAATAGAAATAGTTTTAAGTTTAAATATAAAAACAATTAAACAAATAAAGTATTAGTATACTAGTATACATGAAATTTTATGAATCCCATTTTGAAGAATACATCGTATCAAATCAGAAAATAGATTTACACCCCAAGCTTGAAAGCGTTTTTTTGAAGAACTTTCCCGTGTCAATTCAGAATTTGAAAAACGTTATTTTTTACGGGCCGTCTGGTGTAGGAAAATACACACAAGTATTGCGCGCTATTAAAAAGTATAGTCCATCCGAGTTAAAATACGAGAAAAAACTCAGCATCGTATTCAATAAGCAAGTGTATTATTTCAAAATTAGCGATATCCATTATGAGATTGACATGTCCATACTGGGATGCAATTCAAAATTATTGTGGCACGATATTTATCAGCAAATCGTAGATATTATTTCTGCCAAACCAGAGAAAAACGGGATTATTGTCTGTAAAAATTTTCACGACATACACAGCGAATTGCTTGATAATTTTTATAGTTATATGCAGAATAATTTGATGACCTCTTTTAATATAACATTTTTCATCATCAGTGAGCATATTAGTTTTTTACCTGACAACATAATCAAATGCTGCGAAATTATTCACATTCCGCGCCCATCTGCAACTACATATAATAAATGCATCCAGACAACGCCCAAAAG